AACGACTTTGACATCATCTCCAGGCGCTCAACACCGTTTGCAGACTTCCAAGCCAGGGAGTCAATATTGATCCCCATAGCTGCCATGACGTCTTTAGCTTCATCAGTCGGAGAGACGAGCCGAGAAATGATCGTCTTCAAGGCGTTACCAGCCTGAGCAGCCGAACCTGTGGCAGGCGTCAATGCCGCAAGAAGAGCGCCAAGGTGACGAATGTCGATCCCTGCGTCTCGAGCCACACCAGCAGCTCGCTGGAAACCATCAATCAGACCTTCCAGTGAGATACCAGTCTGGTTCTCAATGGCATTCATGTAGGCAAGAGCTTCAGAAAGCTGATTCGTACTCAAGCCATACTGGGCCTGAATGGCGATCAAAGCCTCTGTAGCCTTCGCAGAATCATCTACACCCAGGATTACAGCTTTGATCGTCAGTTCAGTTGACTTAGCAAGCGCGACGCCCGATTGCCCTGCAGCCGCCCACGCTGCAGCTATATCAATGACATCTTTCTGCGCTACTCCGTAGCGGTCGGATAGTGCCCTAAAGGCTTTCTGGAGCGCATCAAGTTCTGCTGCGAAGATACGTGTGGCTTTCTGCTCAGCCATCTGTTGCGTAAGGTTAGAGTTCTCCTTACGGAACTGTTTAGCTGCAGCAAAGGTGTCGCCATAGACCTTCTGGACTCTAACAAAGGCTTTCTCGTTATCGAGAGCCCACTTGGTTGCAGCAACTCCCGCGGCCGCAAGAGGCAAAGTAAAGTTATATGTAAGCTGACGACCGGCCCACTGAAGCTGGTTGCCCCATTTGCCAAGTCTCTGAAGTGCAGCACCACTACCAATCGTGCCTGCAGCAGCTGCAGCCTTTGTGGAAGCAGCCTCGACCGCCGCGACCTGTCCGGTCATCTTCGTCATCTTCGCTTCTGCAGCAGAAGATGCGACTCGAACAACGATGGTCATGTAGGCAGTGGTCGCAGCCAATGGACTGACCTCTTGATCCTACAGGGGCCTCCTGTGCCCAAGAACAGTAGAAACTTTAACCTATGCTTCTAACACTTCGCAAGCATTACACCTAACGGAATCGACGACCTGCCATCTTAGTTGGAACCTTATGCTTGTTGCGTTCGCGTGCCCTTTCCTGCTCCTCCACTTTGGCACGCTCTTGAAAGATGTAGAAGAATCGTTCGAGCAAAACAGGATGCTGCCTGAACAAGCCACCATCCATCGGAAGATGATTCCAGTTCATGGATTCACAAAGCACGAACAACTTTATCTCAGAACGAACTGGAGGTGGGATTTCCTTCTTCCGAACGAACAGGTCTACTTGTCCTTCGAAGGCTCTTTTCCCTCATCACGCCGAATGAGCATTTCCTTCGTACGCTCAAGTCGTTCGATTTCTTCGTCGATCTGCTCAGGCGTCATGTCGCCTAGGAGCCACGGATTCGTCTCACGAATGAAGATCGAAAGATCATCAACGTGACGAGGACTAGCTACCTTGAGCCAGTCACGCAAAGCGTTGTCAGTATAATGAACAAGCTCTGTTTCTCCGGTGTGTTTGTTCTTTCGATAAAGATTCCAGCCACACACCGCAGCCATGATAAGGCCGTGACGTTCCTTTGTCAGATTCATCTTGAAACGAGTGTTCTGCGTCTGACGTTCAACGAGGAGATCCGTCTGCGTCTCATTCTCGAAACGCTTACGGTCACCCTCATCCATCACCTTAACGACAATGTACTGCTTGCCATCAGGGAAGAACCAGTTAGCAGTTTCGTCAGTGCCCCAATAATCGTCATACAGAGGCTCTGTCTGCATGACGGGAGGCTCTTGCTGCATCATAGGTGCCTGTGTCGGTGCTTCGGTCATTTGAGTCCCTCCTGTGGACTAGTCTGACTTTCCCCCCATACCAGGGGCGAGCGGCTCCGGCATGGTGACGAACTCGCCCCTGGTAGGTCTTAAGCGACTGTCGCGTTCGCAGCCTTGACAACCGCAGTGCAAGCAGGCGTAGCAGCCAACGGACGAAGTACCTGGAAGGTGATATCGTTCTCGATGATATCGTCTCCAGACTGCTCCAGCGTGTAAGGCTCGAGAGCAACCTTCGGCATCGTAAACGTCAGAGAGCCCTTCGTCAGTGGCGTACCACCGACGATATCTTCGTACGTCGTGCAAGCGATAACCAACTGGTTCTTCTGAGTCACGCCACCTGGCGCAGTCAGAGCTGAACCACCGTAAGACGCCTGCCGCCACAGGAGCGCATCCTGAGGACGAATCGACAGGGTGCCGGAAAACTCACGACCCTTAGCAACCAAGTCACCAAGGAAGAATGAACCGAGCCGGAAGTCATCGTCTTCAAAGTTGTTGGTCATATCGAAAGCGAACGACTTGGCTGGCAGCGAAACTGCGTTGTAAGTGACCGTGATGTTGGTGCCAACGATCATCGGAGTGTCGTCCCAAAGGACCGACCCAGCCGCAACCGCAGTTGCACCTGCAACCTGGTTCTTTGCAATGACGCCAGCAGTACCCATGAGGTAACCGTTGGCCTCAGCCTCGAAGTGGAGTGTGTTCACTACAGCGTCGTTGTAGTGGAAGATCTCCAGCGTGCCACCGACCTGCTCTTCGATACTGAGCAAAGGAAGCGTAGCCGAGTCAAGCGGCGTGATAGTGTGAGTAGTAACACCAGTCGTCGTCGCTGCAGCCGCACTACCGAACCCAGCCTTCAGCAGGGTAGTCAGTGCCTCAAGGCGAGCGTAGAACTCATAGTCACCCGCCCAGGCGACAGCTCCTAGATAGGCGTCGACCCTGTCGCGGCCTCCACCGATCTCAGGATCAGTGATGAGCAGGTCACGATTGGTGCCCAGACCCCCACTGCGAAGTTTCATTGCCCTGTGACCCGCAGTGAAGGCAGCGTCGAACGTACCTGGAGTAGTCTGCGTCTTGAACAGGACCTTACCGGCTTGGGAACTGAAGCCCATGAGTTACACTCCCTCTCCACCTTCAGTAGGAGGCGGCTCTTCGGGCGGTGGAGGTGCCGGTTCCTCTCCACCATTGAGCTGGCCACGAGCAGCGTCAATCTCTGCCTGCAGCCTCTCCTTCTCAGCCGAAAGTTGCTGAACCATGAGTGCGTTCTCGTCACCTGCGCGCTGCTCAGCAACCTCTTGTTTCACGTCTGCAAGTTCTTCACGAAGGCCTTCGACCTCATCTCGCATGGCCTCGACTTCTTCATCAGTGACCATTAAGTGATCTCCGTTTCCACTATGACCTCACAAGTACTAACGAAGACGAATTGGCCTTCGACCTCATCGTTCATGTACCTTTGGAGTCTTGCAGTCCACCTTCTTGTTCGTTCTACAAGGCCTCCGCTGGCAACTACAAGGCTGGTGATATCATTTCGCAGATTTTGGTCCTTGTAAAGCACCCTGCGAATATACATCGCCAGAAGGGAATGGATCGAAAGTCCAATCACCTCGTCACCGTGCTTGATTAGTCCCTGCACGCCGATTTGATACTCATGAATCGTAGGCTCGTGTGGAGTCGAGTGACCAATTTCGTAACTTTCCTCATTAGGCATCCAGAGCGTTGGAAAGAGTCCAATGGCCTGGTTGGGATCACTCGGCCTTAAAGGCCTACGAACGACAGTCATGTCAGTGTCGATAGCCACCATCTTTGGCTCAATAACCCTGATCACATTGTCAGGGAAAGACGGATTCTGATTCTCGCTAATCATAGAGAACCTGGATGAGGCGTATCGTATGAAGAAAGATGGAAGTTAAATGCCGTAATCACGAAAAGAAGATCATGCTCATTCAGACCCAGAACTGGACGAGCTACGGTAGGAGGACTCTGCAAACCGAATTGCGCAGTCCTCATCTTGTCGCGGATCTCTTTCTTCGACGAGGCACGGGCCGGATACCTCAATGAAGCACCAAAGCTGTTGGCATATGCCAACGGCTGCGAACCAGTCACATACTTCTCCAAGCGACCAGTACGCACGTTAATCGGATGGGCAGCTCCAGTCTGATACTCAGTTGAAGAATAACGAATCTCTCGAGTCGATTCCTTCAGCGGAGCCCAAGGTCCAGAGACGTCATCGCCTTCTTCTCGGAAGCGGTCCACAGCACGCTTCTTCACATATGGGCCAACCTGTGTTTCGAGAAAGTTGGCCACACCGTATGGCTGAAGTGCATTCACCATGCGCTTCAACATGAGTAGGACGGAGTCTGCTTCTACCTCAACGTCCATCAAAGACGCCATAACTCACTGCCTGTAGTAAGGAACGTACGGACCAACAGGATCCAAGTCCCCACGAGGTTCTCCCCAGACGACTTGCTGATAGAAAGCTTCGACAAGACTTTCCTGATCCTCATTGTTCAGAATCGGGCCTGTAGTAATGCCAGCAACCTTGGTAGCACCCTTGAGGACGATATTACCTGAAGCAATCTCCTCAAGCATATGCCAGCCTCGATCAACGAGGCTCTTCCCGTAAGCCTGAAGCTCACTGTCCTCGCCTCCAGCAGCCATATCCAGGATGATCTGACCGGAGGCGAGGCAGATGTTGATTGTCTTGAGACAGAGCTGGGCGGGACGGTTTTCTGCAGGTGGCACTGGAACCACGACCGGCGTCTCGTAAAGGTGCCCAATGTATCCGTCGATCTGATCAGCCGAGTAGTTAATCATCGACTGACCGTTCCCATATCGAGCTGGATAAGGAACGTCACCCTTTAACAAGTCTGTCGGCAAGCAGTAAGCCATCCCGCCCTGCTCCCTTACTCAACCGGAGGTGCTGGAGGCGGCTCCGACGGCGGCG